CAGAACGACGTGGGCCAATACGGCTCATACCTTGAGCCAGAGCAAGACCAGCACCAAGCAATCCCTGAATGTTGGCTGTATTACGCTGCTGCTCTACTTGCTGAGGAGTAATAAGCCCCATTGTCTGCAAGCTATCGTAAGTGGTAGGAGCGGCTAAACCAAATACGTTAGGGATGTAATCTGAGATCGCCATATTCCACCTAGATCAACGAAACTTGAGGAGGGCCAAACTGATACTGCGGCCCTTGTGCTTGCATAGGATTGCCACGCATCAAACCAGCCGGTGCAGGTTGTTGTGGTTGTTGCTGCAATAGGCTTTGAGCAGATTGTGCCGCCATTGACGTAAGAACTGGGTTCTGTTGGGCATACTGGCCAATACCGCTAAGTTTGTCCATGAAAGTAGGCTCATACATTGAAGAAGGCATGAGACCTGTACTTGTGCCAGAAGAAACAAAAGGCTGAGCAGCAGGAGAGCCAGCAAATAGCCCTGCTTTGGATGCCTCAACACCTAAAGCACCAGTCGGGCCAGTAGTTAAGTTTGCAGCATTCATTGCAGCGCTAGGCCCAGTCGTAAATGCTTGTCCAGCCATAGCAGACGCAGGATTGACTACGGTTGATCCAGATGCAGCGCTAGGCAAAATTCCAGATGCAGGCGCAGACGTAGATAGTGCAGAGCCTATATTCGGGAACATAGCACCACCAGCACCACCAACAAAACCGCCCAACATAGCGCCTTGAATAGGATTCTTTCGATTAAGTGCAGCACCAGCAGCAGCACCAATCAGCATTGGCTCCATTCCACTCATTATTTACCCCCCTGCGGTGTAGCTGTGGTCTTAGTCTCCAATGGAGCGCCATAGAACACGTTAGCAGCCTGTTGCAGACGCTGCAAAGGAAGATCCTGAGCAGCCAGTTGACCCTGAATAGCCTGTTGAGCGTAACCCTCTTGAGCCTGACCAGCTTGAAGCAGACGCTGAATATCAGCATAGTCAGCCTGAGCCATTTGAGGAGCAGCCTGAGCAGCAGCTATCTGTCTAGCACGTTCTGCTTCAGCCGACTGATAAGCCAGTTGACCACCCTGCTCCGCTAATGATCGAGCAAAGATGTCCTGAGCCTGCCCTGCTTGCTGACCCATAGCAGCCGATCCGTAACGACCAGCAGAAGATGCCTGAGATTGCAGAGCTTGAATGTTCCTAGTGTACTGTTCACCAGCCAGACGATTAGACTGCTCCAAAGCACCCGCTAGGAATGGATTAACGCCTCGTCCTTGAATTGTAGCTAGTTGCTCTGCCTGTGCAGCACCCACCAGAGGAGAGCCCATCTGAGCTCGTTGTGCGGCTTGCTGGATGGCTTGCTGAGAGAATGCTGACTGTTCAGGTGTTAACGTCTCAGGAGCCTGTGGCATACCCTGATACAGACGTTGAGCTTCACCCAGAGAGTAAGTTATAAACGGCTTAAACTCTGGGGAAATTTCCGTTTTGGTTTCTGTAGTACCGCCGCCGCCACCCATATTACACCTCGCATATCCATTTACGAGGACGGAATCCGTATGCTCTAGCCCTACGTTCCCATCCCGGCCTATGGCTGGAAAATGTTAAATATTTAACATTAGCATCCCTAGCCATACTTTTGATAAATTGTAAACCTTTTTCAACCACTTGATAATCATTTTCTAACGTCCAAGCAGCCCAAACATGGAGTTCTTGCCCCATTGGCTGAAGGATAAAGAAGCCATAAAAATGGTTGTTCTTAAGGACTACCCAAAGCATAGCCTTTTGATTGAAACAGTCGGTATATACATCCTCAACTATCCAATTCTCAGGACTTTTAGTTTTAATCTTTTCTAGGCCGGGCTTAATAAAAGCCCACCATTTTCTTAGGTCATCGACCGGGATATATTTAAATTCTGTCATCCAACGATTATATAACCGTATGTCTTATCCGCAGTATTATTAGCCCAATGACTTACCGTAGCCTGACCTTGTTGCTGGCTAGAAACATACAGATTCGTTGTAGCCGATGGAGCAATATAGGACGCAGTGATAATCGCACTAGGAATCGATGGTCTATCTGGGCTTGAACTTGTTGGGTATTGCTCTAATGAAACTCCGGTATCCGTTGTTCTCCACATGACCTCAACGTAATCACCAGCACTCATCTCAAGAAAGAAATTCATTGCTGCAATTAAGTGAGATGGATCGCCAGTGCTTTTTCTAGCTGGCATATGAAACCGGCTATTTGACCCAGCAACATTAGTCCCATTCTTCTTAAACCAAATATCTACGTCCTGACCGTCATTCGTCGTATTCTTGTACTGCAATGAAAACTGGATGTTATATATCCCGTAATTCCTGACGTTTATTCGGGAAGTATTGGATACGTAAATACCGTTAGAGTAATCTGTTGTATTTAATGCAACAGCATAGGCTGTAGTGGTACTAGCAGCAGTCTGGTCTGTAGTGTCCTGAAACGCTCCGTAAGGCGCTGAATCAGCCTCAGCAGCATCAGATACCGGAACGAAGAAAATCAGGCTGTCGTAGCCTATACGCTCGTCATAGAGGGTGGTTGACGTGGCATTGCTGGTAGCTAGCGTTAAACGACCCGTATTATTGGTCTTTCCGTCCATAACACCACGAACGACCTCAGCGACTGACCGTTGATCGCCTCCAAATGGCGGTAATGTACGAAACTGAGTCATCGATTACCCTGTTTAACGACTTCTACCTCTAAACCAAAGGCTGTTTCCCAGTTTGCCCCTGTCGGAGTCAGTCTGAGCCTGTGATATTCACCGTTAGACCGCAAGCTAATGCGGTTTTCAGCGTCTGCTGGCACATCTGAGCCAAATTCCACCTGATCTGAGAGTAAATCACGGCTTGAAACAGCTACCGAAGCACTACCTTTGTCCACAATCGGCTTAACTAGCGTCACTGTAGAGCGTCCAATATCAATATCACCCGTTGATATGTTCGCTGTCTTAGGCTGACCTGAGAATGCAATGATCTTTGTGCCAGAAACACCCGCAAATAGCAGTTGTCCACCAGCAAAAACACGAGAATCAAGCGGAATATCTAGCGCATCAATGCTTGCATTATAGTTATCAACCTGTTCCAACGTGGCAGATGGTGTTAATACATAAGCAATACTGGTGGCAGTGGTATCTGTGTACGACCATTTACCCAAATCAATTGAATACATCAGCAGATTCTTACCGCCAAACGTATTATTGAATTTCCAAATAACTAACTTGCGTATTGGATCAACGGTAGCGCTCATTCCCGTAAAGATTTCACTAGGAATGGCATTATCAAAGAACCAGCGATTTACCTTCTCTACGCCGATAGCCTTTGTTGTCTGACCATCGCAAGCGTAGAAACCATCGTCAGCGAGGAAATACGTCAGGCCACCGTACTGAGCAATAGAGCCGTTAGAGATACATCCTAATGACCTAGAAATAGCGTCAAACTGGAAAAAAAGCGGGGAGCCTGTATAGCTCATTCGATATATGGCGCGTTCTAAGAAGATCAGCCCATATTCGCCACCCGCTAAACCTGTAATATCGCCACCGTCAGGCAATATCTGGGAGTCTGATTGTGATGCAGCACTAGGAGTCCAGTCTGTTTCATCGTTAATATCAGACCAGTACACCTTATTAGCATCTGAACCGTCGTTAGCAGCAACCACAAAGTCACGAACTACCGTTACATACTTAGCCGTAGGAGCAGCAGCAGCCAAATCAGTTACATAAGTAGAAACACCAAGTTCATACGATTGCAGCTTATCTTGACCATTAGCCAGAATCATCTTGCTGCCGAATTGGGTTACATCCCAACCCTCAACCGCTGTGTATCCAGTGGTAGTCAAAGCATCCAAGCTAGCATCAGTAGAGTCAAACTTATAGACCTGAGTAGCGCCAGCAGCAAACAGGTTCGTAGCACCACCAAACTTTCCAGCGAAGGTAATTAGCAGTGTTTGAGCCGCTGCATCTGAATAATCAGCCTCACTAGGAAATGCTGCATAACCGTTAGCAACTGGATAACAGTTCTTTGCATCTGTTACCGCACCTGTTACACCCGGCTGATCTGGGAGCCACTCACCGAATAGAATCTTTTGCATTATTCCTCCGCTGGCTCCGGTACGTTGCCTTCTTCAAGCCACTTTAAATATTGTTGGTAGTCGGTGTTGGCTGGATCGAATGGGATAAAGATATTATCTTTACTTTGTATTACAGCGTTAGTATTTGTTTTATGCAGTTTATACATTATCTACCTCAAAGTTCAATTGCTGCTGTATAAACAATTCTTTGACGTTGCTCACCAGTCGAAGTGTTACCAAATTCAATATGGTCAACATATGTTGCGTCAATTATCCAATTAGACCCAATTGTTGCTGATGTTGATGAAATTGCTCCTGTTGGAGCAGCCCGCATGACAACTGGGAAATATGCGCCAATCAATGCACTATTGGCACTTGTTTTTGCTCCTATATAACAAACAGCATTTCCAGTCTGATAATACCGCTGACACAACGCCAACTCTGTACCATACGGCCTGTAGTCAAAGCTGGTGGCTGTGCTGCCTTTTTCGAGTTGTACGCCGGTGATGTAGAAGGTGGCTCCGTTGGTTCCGACGACGGAGACGGTACCAGTTGGCTGTATT